TTGTTGTTGGTTGCACCACTAACCCTGGAGACTGTGAAAAGTTCCAAGAGGAACTGAATGATTGTGGTTGGAAGGTGTTTTATAATCCTGAGTTTATTGCACAGGGTTCTATTATCAAAGACTTGCGCCATGCAGATATGGTTCTGATTGGTGGCGATGAAAATGAGTTTGAAACTCTGAATGAACTTCGTAAAATGTACAAGTTGATTCAAACAACTGAACCTAAGTTTGGCGTTATGTCAATGACTGCTGCTGAGATTGTAAAGTTGGCAATGAATTGTTATCTTACAACCAAGATCAGTTATGCCAACATGGTTGGAGAGGTAATGACTCTTGCAGGACTTGGTAATGAAATCAAGACTGTGTTGACTGCCATTGGTAATGATACAAGAGTAGGTAGAAAAAATCTTAACTATGGATATGGGTTTGGTGGCCCTTGTCTTCCTAGAGACAATCGTGCATTTGCGGCATTTGCTGCACATCAAGGAATGGAGTATAATCTAGGAGAAACTGTTGACAATTTCAATAATCAACACGCTACATTCCTTCTGGAACAAGTTATCAGAGATAATGATCAAGGACTTCCATTCTACTTTGACTACATTTCCTACAAAAAAGGAACTGATATGTTAGTGGAGAGTCAGCAATATAAGTTGTGTCTTGATTTGCTGGATGCTGGACATGTAGTGTACATTGATGATATTGAATCAATTGTCAATCAGGTAGAAACACAGTTGGTTAATACCTATGGCGATAGAGTTCGCTTTGGATCACCTAACGAGGAAGTTTATAAAGTTAAATTTTGATGGATTTCTCTACTTTAGATAAAAACAAGTCTGCTTTCAAACTCAAGGGCATGGGCCCAATTTATTATCTCAATCTTGATGGACAACCAGAAAGACGTGAGTTCATGGAGGGGCAGTTCAAATATTGGGAAGTAGAAAACTACGAACGCATCTCTGCTTATGATGGTAGAGATGACGATCTCAGTGACATCCTTGTGGGCAAGTATCCTGAGATGATGTCCTCTGGTGAGATTGGGTGTACTACGTCTCATTTAAAGGCACTGAAGCACTACCTAGAGACTTCTGATAGTCCTTATGCAATTATCATGGAAGATGACTGTAGTTTAGAAACAGTTCGATTTTGGAACTTCTCCTGGAAAGAATTTATTGCACACTTCCCATATGATTGGGATGTGGTTCAAATTGCGGTTATCTGCACGGGTGATATTCATGTGAACCTTCATAAGAGGTTTGTGAATGATTTCTCTACAGCATGTTATGTTATTAATAGAAATCATGCTGAGAAGTTAGTTCGTCTTCATTGTCGTGAAGATAAGTACAAACTTGACATGGGTGTAAAACCACGTCCTGTTGCAGATGATCTTATCTACAATGCAGGAAATACTTTCTCGATCCCTCTTCTTCTTTATCAGATTGAAATGGGATCAAGTATTCATCAAGATCACATTGATGCGTTCCATAAAGGGAATCATCAGGCACAATCAAACTTCTGGGTACAGCAAGGATCAAATGTTGATATCTCACAGCAGATGGATTATGATCCTTACCTAGGTAGAATCACCGAAAATTCTGCTATGCAAAAAGCAGAAGAGTCGGAAAACCTAACCTCTTGACAAAATCTTAAAAGTAATCTAAGATAAATAACAATTATCACGCGCATTTATACCTATTTGGGTGTGACAGTTTAACAACAGATCCTTGTCGAGGATCTTTTCATCTGTGGGTATCCATTCCACAAGTAAAAATAACGAGGTATTAACCAATGTTCAAATCCGCAATCGCACTTGTTGCCGCTGCTCCTTTGATGGCAGCACCTGCCCTTGCAGGCCCTTACGTTAACGTCGAAGCCAATGCAGGTTGGACTGGCGATGATTACACTGGCGCTACTACCGACATTCATGTTGGCTACGAAGGTGAAATCGGCACAACTTCCTACTACGTTCAGGCTGGCCCTGCTATCGTTGCTAACGACGGCGAAGACACTGTGAATGAGTTCTCTGGTAAAGTCGGTGTTGGTGTTCCCGTCTCTGATGCTGTCGGCGTCTATGGTGAACTCTCCTTCCTGACGGCTGAAGATGATGACGACTTCGGTGTAGGTGGAAAACTGGGTGTTAAATATAATTTCTGATACACTTTGCATAACTTTTTTCGCACCCCCTGATATTAGGGGGTGTTTTTTATGCCAAGTTTTAGGAAAGGTAAAATTTAGATTAATCTGTCATACATAATTAAGTAAATGGCTGTAACGACTAACGAGTTTGGACAGCAAAATCTTTTTGCTAAAGAACCTTAGATGTATATTTCTAAAACCGACGCAGAGCGTTACGACTATGAAACCTACGCTGAGAAAGCGGAGAAGTTGAATGGACGCACTGCTATGCTTGGATTTATTGCTGCTGTTGTCAGCTATGCTACTAGCGGTAGTGTATTTTTCTTTGGTGCATTTGGATTCTGATGACTGAAACAATTTTTACATTAACTAGTGTAGCATTCTTCATATTGCTGTATTATTCTGTAGAACAACTCGCTGAGACATACTGATCCATGCCTTTCAACGTCACTCTCCACACTCCCGATGGAGATCAAACTATTTCCTGTGAGGAAGATCAATTCATTCTTGAGGCTGCCGACGAAGCAGGCATTGATCTGCCTTACTCCTGCTGTGCTGGTGCATGTTCTTCCTGTGCTGGTAAGATCGTGAGTGGAACCGTTGATCAAAGTGATCAGTCTTTCCTTGATGATGATCAAATTGACGCTGGATTCGTACTCACCTGTGTTGCTTATCCTACTAGCGACTGTGTGATTGAAACTGAAAAAGAAGATGAACTTTACTAATGCCTGCTTACAAAACTGGGCAAGATTTGAAGAAAAACATCCCAATACCTTCAGAGCGATGTATCAATTCTGGGTGTCTCAAGGCAACATACATACTGCAGGGATTATAAAGTATTACTAGGCTTATTATGCAAAAAGTAATTAATGTCTTAGCAGTTCTATCATTTGTAGGAACTGCCTGTATCATCGGTGGAGGAACGGTTGTTTATCTGCGCCGAGATGCTATCATTGAACAAGTAAAGGAGAATGTTGCTAAAGCAGCAACAGAAGCGATTGTAGAAGCACTTCCTGGAATGATGGATACTGCTCTGCCTGAACTTCCTAGCACCACTGGTGGTGCTATTCCTGCTGTTCCCTCTACTATTGGTCCTGCTATTCCTTCTTTCTGATATGAAAAAATTTATTATGTGTCTGCTGGCAGCAGCAAGCATGTCTGCACCAGCACTTGCTGAACCGATCAAAAGTTATTATTCCATGGATGCCATGGGGTGCATGTTACTTCGAGAGTGTACCGATGGAGTCAAAGAGGTCTCTAGTCTTTTGGATATTTCTAGTGAGTATTCCAATACTGATGATTTTTATTCTATTTCTAATGAATTCAACAGTATGCTTGTCGCCCTTAAGCAGGTCGGAGTTAACGTGTTTCTAGCAGACGAAAAATATTTTCCTGTTGGTCACCGTGGAGTTTATCATACTATAAGTAATAATTTTTTCCTGAACAAAACGTTCATGAAACGTCAATACATATTGATGAATGTAATGCGTCATGAAGGATGGCACGCTGCTCAGGACTGCATGGCAGGAACAATTGAGAATAATATGATTGCCATCATTCATAATGAGGAAGACGTGCCTGAGATATGGGCAGAGATGGCACGTAGGACATATAAAGATATACCTCATGCTATTCCCTGGGAGAAAGAAGCAACCTGGGCAGGAAAGACTGAAGGTATGACGATGAAAGCACTTCAATCTTGTGCTGCTGGCACTATGTGGACTGACTATGATCCCACTCCTATGACTGGTGAATGGTTGGTTGAAAACGGATATATTACTAAATAATAACATCCGATAAGGAAATCGGAACAAAATCACCCAAGGCAAACCCCTTGATATCATCCCCTTTCAGTCTTATAATGTAGGGGTTTGTTGTTGGACAACAAGCATTTACATATGACACATTTAACAAGAGATGTGTTAGTCAAAGTCATAGTTGCAGAGGAGATGCGCTCCCTCGATGGCAATGATTACCTTCAGTCTCTCCAGAATGCGTATCACAAATGGCATCATCAAGGAAGTGATGTTCTTTGTCAAAAATTTAATACAATTAAAAAAACAAATATCTCAGTAGAACAACTGAAACCCTAAATAGAGTGGCCTTACTGATGACTCATGCCTGAAGAAGCAAAGATTGAAGAGAAAAAGAAAGGCCCGATCGGAAAATTAAAGGAGAAGATTCTTCCTGATGAATCAGAACAAGCAGCGATCATTTCAACAATGGTTAGACTTGGTGTATTGGTGTGGTCTGGGGGAATTTTGACATTAAATTATGTTACAGTACCTGGTATTCCACAACAGAAAATTGATCCAACTTTTATAGCTTCAGTTTTTACAGGAGTTTTGGCAAGCTTTGGAATTCAGACAGCATCTAAGAAAGGTGATGGCACAATGAAGATGGATGCAGATGCAAAGGCTGCTGCTGCTGCTGCTAATGGTGGTGGTGCAATCACCAAAGCAGACTTAGAGAAACTGATTGCTGCTGCGTCTCAGATTGCTCCTTCTCAAACCATTAGAGTTGAACAAGGCCCAATCAAAATCGTAACAGACTCAGAACAACCACCTTACAAGATGTGATATGAAACCTTACCTGAAGTGGATTGCCATTAGCGTTGGCAGCGTAGTAGCAATCGCACACATCGGGGTGTTGGGGCATTTAATCAGAAGGCAACCTGAAAGGATTCAAGTTCCAACGATTAATATTCCACGCGGCACTCCTTATTCCTCCTATAAGATTGAATCAGGTAAGGACGGATATACAATTGAATATAAGGCAAACGATCCTGCTATTCTTGAGTCACAGAGATCATTACATCTTGATCAAGATAAGAAAGGACTCTTTGGCAGAAAATTTGAGCAGCGAAGAGAATGGAGACGTGATCAATACACTGCGGAAGGTGTAAGGAACATTGGAGGTACCTTAACGTCGGACGATGAGGGAAAGAGTGTCCTAAGCGCAGAGTGTATCGCGGCGGACGCTGGAGCACGATCACAAGGTGCGATGGCAGGTAGTGCTATTGCTACTGGAGTTGCTGTCCCTGCAGTAATGAACATTCCATACGTTGGTTGGTTAGCAGCAGGATGGGTTTCACTACTAGGAAACAACGTTGGTTCTGCAGCAGGTTCTATGGTGAACTCTGCAATCAGTGACTGTTAATGAATTTATTTCTTCGTCCTTTAGAAGATGTAATGATGTCACCTGGAGTATCATCTGGCGTCTCATCATTTTTCTAGCGGGTGTTTTGTATGTCGTTGTCTATATACTAGGAATTGACGAGAGAGAAGAACATGGGAGCCATGACACCCCCAAGCAGGAAGAGTTGCTACAACTTCCGAGTGACGGAGATTAATCGTGTTCTTGACGGCGATACTATTGATGTCACCATTGATCTTGGGTTTGACTTATACAAGAAAGAAAGAGTTAGAGTTGCAGGCGTTGATACGCCAGAGAAGAGAACGAGAGATCTAGAGGAGAAAGCACTTGGAAAAGACGCAACCGAATGGCTCAAAGCAAAACTGGAATCGACTATCGCTGGTGATGATGAGTTGTCTGTTAGGACTGAACTTGTGGGTGGTGTGGGTAAGTATGGACGCCTTCTTGGTTGGTTATATATTGGAGACGCAGAACTATCACTGAACGAGCAGATGATTACTGAGGGATATGCGTGGGAATACGATGGGGGCACTAAGCAAAAGAATTTTGAAGAGTTAAGAGAAATTCGTATAGCACACGGAACTTTAGTTGAGTAAAAATGGCTTTTCACCTCAAAAAAACTACACTAGAAAAAGAAGTTTACTATAAGGGTGGATTAGTATGGACTGATGTGTATGATGATAGAAAATCATACGCAACCAGTGCTTTAGCACAAGCAGATATTGATGAGATGTCTTCTCCCCTGATTAATGAAATAGAAAGACCAAAAATTAGGGGCACTATTGTAGAAGAGTAATGCCACAGATTCCTGATATTCGTCTTAATAATTTAAGAATACGTGACATTGGAGTTCAAGATGTGCCGAGAGCATTAACAACTAATCCACCCATAGCAATACCTGTGTATCCACCCGTAACAAGTCAGGTGGGTACACCAATTGTTAATATGCCTGGGTGTGTTCAGGCACACAAAGATAATAAAGAGAATGTCAATCTAAAGGAAGAAGATGATAAGGGTACGATGACTCTGTGTGATGCAGGTACTCCTAGTTTCAGTCCGATAGATTATGATGCAAATAAGTTAGATATTACTCAAGAGGCACCACCACTTCCAACTATAAAATCTCCTGAGAAAGAAGAAGAGGAT